GTGGGATGTATCTCAAGAACCAACACAGACCGAAGAGGTATAACAATGAGAAACTTTGTACTTATATTAATATTCGTTTTTATAACAGCTTGCGCTAGTGTGGGAGCTGTTATAGAAGGGGGTAAAGATTTAGGCTCAGGTATAGTTGACAGCACAGTGTCTACTATTGGTAATGTAGCAGCAGCTGCGCTTGATGATGTAAGCAATGTCGTAGGAACAGTGGCCGATGCAACAGGAGATGTTGTAGATGTTGTTGTAGAAAACGTTGATAAACAAACTGACGAACTTCAGAAATCTGAAGAAAAACAGGAGAAATAATATGATGTGGTTAAATATATTTATGTGGATAACTGCTATTATTGCAATAGCATCTTTTATAGCTGCTGTAACTTCTACTCCTAAAGGAGATAAGTTACTAGCTAAGTTATATAAAGTTATAGACTATTTAGCTTTAAACATAGGAAAAGCTAAGGATAAGTAAATGACTACTGCTAAAGAAGCGTTAATTAAAGTTGAAGCTCACGAAAGAGAATGTGCAGTGCGCTATCAAAATATTGAAAAACGACTAGACGAAGGCTCCCTTAAATTTAGAAGAATTGAATATATTCTTTGGGGGCTTTATGGTTTAGTCGCTGCTTCTTTAGGAATAGAGAAATTAATTTAGAATGTGTAATGTCATTAGAAAAATTTATATTTCGACCAGGGATAAACCGAGAAGGAACGGATTACTCTAATGATGGAGGGTGGTTCAACTCTAATCTTGTAAGATTCCGTAAAGGGCTACCTGAAAAAATAGGTGGTTGGGCTAAGAACACCCTAAACACTTTTAAATCCACAGCTAGAGCACTTCACGCTTGGGTAGATTTAGAACTTACTAAATATCTAGGACTAGGATCTACTTGGAAGTATTACATTAAAGAAGGAGATAGTTTTTACGATATTACTCCTTTAAGAGTAACTACTTCTGCTGGTGATGTTACTTTTTCTGCTACTAACGGTAGTTCTACGATAACGGTAACAGATTCAAGTCATGGAGCATTTACCAATGATTTTGTAACCTTTAGCGGTGCTGCTACTTTAGGTGGTTTAGTCACTGCTGCTGTTTTAAATCAAGAATACCAAATAGCAACAATAGTAAATAGTAATTCTTACACTATTACTGCTAAAGACACTTCCGGGGCAACAGTTACAGCAAACGCTAGTGATAGTGGTAATGGTGGTAGTTCTGTAGTTGGTGCGTATCAAATCAACGTAGGCTTAGATACTTATGTAGAGTCTACAGGTTGGGGTGCAGGTACTTGGGGTGCAGGTACTTGGGGTTCTTCAACGGCAATAACAGCAGACAATCAATTAAGGTTATGGTCACATGATAATTTTGGTGAAGATTTAATTATAAATGTAAGAGCAAGTGGAATTTATTATTGGGACACTAGCGCTAAAACATTAGGCACAGATAGAGCCGTTGCATTAAGCTCATTAAGTGGAGCAAATTTAACACCTACCGTAGCATTACAGACTTTAGTTAGTGATATAGATAGACACGTTATTTGTTTTGGAGCCGACCCTATTTCTGGAAGTTCTAGAACAGGAGCAATAGATCCAATGTTTATTGCATGGAGTGACCAAGAAAATGCTGCTCAATGGGAACCACTATCTACTAATACAGCTGGATCTTTTAGACTATCGGCTGGTTCTCAAATTATTGGAGCTATTAGAGCCAGACAAGAAACATTAGTTTGGACAGACACATCTCTTTATTCAATGACCTTTGTCGGTCAGCCTTTTACTTTTGGAGTTAATCTAGTAAACGAAGGGGTAGGACTTATTGGACCTAATGCGGCCGTGAATACTCCAAAAGGTATATTTTGGATGGATAAAAAAGGTTTTTATACATACAACGGAGCTGTTCAAGACATTCCTTGTACAGTACAAGACTATGTATTTAGTGATCTAAACGAAGGGCAGTCTTTCCAAGTATTTGGGTTTTTAAATAAAGAATTTGATGAAGTAGGTTGGTTTTATTGCGTAACAGGGGAAACAACAATTAGTAAATACGTTGTGCTTAATTATGAAGAAGGAGCATGGAGCATAGGTGAACTAAACAGAACATCTTGGATAGACGAAGGCATATTTGATAGTCCCATAGGGTCTTACACAACAAGTGATGTAGGTTATTTGTATAACCATGAGACAGGTAATGATGCTGATGGTTCACCAATGGATAACGTATTTATAGAGTCTAGTGATTTTGCATTGGGCAACGGAGAAGAATTTCAATCTATCAACAAAATTATTCCAGATATTAAATTTACAGGAAGTGGAGGAAGTGGACAAACTGTTAATGTTATTTTAAAACAAAGAAACTATCCCGGAGAAAGTTTATCTACTGATTTAACAAGCACTTGCACTGCTACGACTACAAAGATAGATGCTAGGCTTAGAGCAAGACAAGCTGCTCTTAGAATTGAATCAGACGATGATGGTTCACTAGGTTCCAGATCGGGAGTTGGGTTTAGAGTTGGTGCTATGCGTATGGATGTGCGACCAAATGGTAGAAGATAATGGCAAAAATTTTAGAAACGCGATTGCCTGTAGCTATAGGGGAGTTGTCTCCCGAAACGTTCAATCGTTTAGTAAGAGTATTAGAATTAAGTTTAAATAAGGTAGATGTTGATGCAACGTTATCTGTTAATGAAACACAAAGGAATGAAAATAAATTTACAGCAGGAGATATAATTTGGAATCTTTCAACAAATCAACTACAACTTTGGAATGGTAAACAATGGGTCAATCTATATGTAGGAACAGAACGAGGAGTAGAAGGAGTAACTGGTTTAGGAGAGTTATCAGTAGAAACAAATGGAGCAACAACGATAAAAATACTATGATGGATCGAAACAAACTAATAGAAGAGTTAAAATTTGATGAAGGTTTTATTGATGAAATTTATGAAGATCATCTAGGACTTGCAACTTTTGGAGTAGGACATTTAATTTTAGAACACGATCCTGAATTTGGAAAACCTGTAGGTACACCTGTATCAGATGCTAGAATTAGAGAATGTTTAAATAATGACATAGATATTGTTTGTTCTGAATTAGATAAAAATCTTCCGTGGTGGAGAGGATTAGGTAATGTTAGACAACGTGTTTTAGCAAACATGTGTTTTAACTTAGGCTATCCTAGATTTAGTAAATTTAAAAAATTTTTAGAAGCTGTTAAAAAAGAAGATTGGGAAACTGCTGGTGTTGAGATGTTAGATTCTAAATGGGCAACGCAAGTTGGGGATAGAGCAATTAGATTAAAAGAAAAAATGTATAATGGCTAAAAGAATTAAAAAAGTTAAAATAAAACCTATTAAAAATAAAACAGTGTCAAACTATAAAAAATCATTAAGGAGACCATAATGGCTAAAAGAGGATTATACGCAAACATAAATGCTAGAAAGAAAAAAGGTATTAGTAGACCTAAAAGTAAATCTACAATATCTAAAAAAGCATACAAAAATATGCAAGCTGGCTTTCCTAAAAAGAAAAAGAAAACAGGAAAGAAAAAATAATGGCTAGGCAAAAAGCTATACGCAGAACCACTGGTAAAGGCGGTAACTACCGCCCTACCAAGAAAGGTGCGGGCATGACCAAAAAAGGTATTGCTGCCCATCGTAGAGCAAACCCTGGAAGTAAATTAAAAGGAGCTGTAACAGGCAAAGTTAAAAAAGGTAGCAAAGCGGCTAAAAGACGTAAATCTTATTGCGCAAGGTCTGCGGGACAGTTAAAGAAAAGCTCTGCTAAAACTAGAAATAATCCTAATTCAAGAATTAGGCAAGCGCGCAGAAGGTGGAAGTGTTAATGAAACTAGGTATATTAAAAACGTTAGTAGGAACAGTTGCCCCAACTATAGGAACCGCTTTAGGTGGTCCTATGGGTGGTATGGCTGCGAATATGATTTCAGAGGTATTAGGATGTGATCCTGAGCCAAAGAAAATACAAAAAGCAATGGAAGCAGCTACTCCTGAGCAATTAGCAGAACTAAAGAAAGTAGAAACAGATTTTGAAATAAAGATGAAAGAACTTGATATAGATCTGTTTGCATTAGAAACAGCAGATGTACAAGACGCTAGATCTAGATTTTCTAAAGATTGGACAGCTAGAATAATAGGTGTATCTGTTGTAGGAGGGTTTATGGGGTATATATTTTTAGTAACTCTTCAACCCCCAGAGCAAAACTCAGAAGCATTGATAAACCTTGTATTAGGCTACCTTGGTGGGTTAGCAAGTGCTATTATATCTTTCTACTTTGGCGCTTCTAACAAGCAAGACAACGAATAAAAAAAGAGATATTATAGGAGATACTATGGCAATAGATTATATTTATGACGACAGTTGGCTAAACGATTTAAAAGACGATGTTACTAATCTAGACTTTTCTTATGATCCTAGCACTGCGGGAATCTTTAGCTTTAATCCCAATAATATGGTGTTTGATGATATTTTTGATACAGATGCTCCATCTTTTTCGGGGAATTACGATCAATATTTTGCTGATTCTGGAGATTGGATAAAAGGTTTACAAGAAAACTTAGACGATCCTTTTGATTTTTCTTATGATCCTTTTGATCCAACAGATCCTAACGACGTATGGGAATGGAACCCTGATAGTCTAGGAGATCCTACAGATACTCTAAAAGAACTTTACCCCGATTTATATCCAGAAGAAATTGAATTTGGAGAACTTGAATTTGGGGAACCAACTTTGCTAGATACTATTTTAGGTTTTGTTGGCGGTAAAAAAGGAAAAAACAAAGCTCAAGGTATTATGAGTGGAGTAGGTGATGTAGTTAATTCTCCTTTAGGACAACTGGCTTTACTAAATTACTTAAAAAATCAAAGAGATCAAGATATTAAAATTCCTATAGGTCAAGAAGCCTATGGCGGTGGGCAAGGACTAGGAAGTATGCCTGATTACAGAATTTTTAACTTACAGCCTGCATTAATGCCGGGCGTAGGATATGCAAATGCACCTCCACCTGAGATGAAACACGGTGGAATAGCGAGCTTGGACCAAGGACCTGGGGACATAACCCTAGCAAGATTAGAGCCGGGTGAATTTGTTATGACAAGAAAAGCTACCGATAATATCGGAGCAAAGAATTTATATAGATTAATGAAAGAAGCAGAGAGGATGGGATAATGGCGAGTTACTTTGACCCAAACACATTTACTGGAATGGCACAAGGAGGAGGACCTTCAACTACAGCTACTTATGAAGAGCCGTATGCTCAAGCCATGCGTCGTGGATTTTTGGAATCCGCGTTTGGTTTAGCAAGACAGCCTATGCCTGTTCCTGTTCAACAAGTAGCAGGACTAGACCCTTACGAAATGAGAGCCAGAACTTTAGCTGGTGGCCTTGGTGGGTTTACTCCGTACATACAACAAGGCGGACAAATGATGCAACAAGGAGCTAATTATTATACTCCTAGTGGTATTAGCCAGTTTTATAATCCGTTTGAGCAAGACGTAGTACAGCAAAGCATTAGAGATATGCAAGAAGCCAATGCACAACAAAGCATGAGAAACAGAGACCGAGCAGTAAGTTCTGGGGCTTTTGGTGGATCTCGCGGTAGATTAATGGAACAAGAAAGAGAAAGAGCTTTTGGTAGAGGCATGATGGAAGGTATTGGTGGATTGCGTTCACAAGGATTTGGACAAGCTATGCAAGGCGCACAAACAGCAGCAAGAGGACTTGGTGGACTTGGAACAGACTTTGCCAATTTAGGCATGACAGGTCAAAGAGGTCTAATGAACCAAATAAATGCTTTTGAAGGACTAGGCAGAACAGGCAGAGGCATACAAGATCAAATGTACGGTGCTCAATTTGACGCTGCTAACAGAATGGCTATGGAACCATGGCAACGTATGTCAGCATTACAAAATATGTTAGGTGGTATGCTACCTCAAACTGGTGCGAGAACTACATGGAATCCTATAGCTAATCAATTTGACTATGGAAAAGGAATAGCAGACTTATTTGGTTTTAATATTCCGGGGTAATAAATATGAATTGGAAAAATAGACAATTATTTTCAAATCGTGAACAAGGCATTATGTCTGGCCTTGATCCAATACCTATGATGGGAGGAGGCTCAGTGCCTTATCCGGGAATGCAGAATGGTGGCCCAGTTATGGATCACACGCATCCAGAACTGCATTCACATTCTGCTCCTCCGTCTGGACTTACCCCCCTACCAGAGTATCTTCCAGATTTCCCATCTAAGCCTGTACCAAAGTATCTTCCAAATTTCCCAGAAGATATAGTTTTGTTTAATGCTCCCGGTATGCAGACTGGTGGAATTTTCGGCATGGATTTATTTGAAGAAGGTGACCAAGACGTAAACGAAGCATTGAACATGATGGCTACGGTTGCGAATCCAGAGGTCCCAGATATGCCAGCCACTAACGGTGCTGCTCCGATGATGCAAGAAACGGTAGAGGTTACAGAAACAATAACCGAGGACCAAAGACCTAATGACTTTAAATCTGCTGTGAAAAATTTAAAAGATACATATAAAACAGAGATTAGAAATTATATTTCCGAAGCTGGTATGGAAGGAATAGATAGATATTTAAAAAGAATGGATGTTTCTTACAACAATGAATTAAACAACTTACGTAAACAATTTAAAGTAGAAATATTAGACCCAGAAGATATGTTGCTTACTGAAGAATTCATTGCTGAATTAATGGGAGCTAGTATTCCCGGTATGGACGACGGTGGAGTTGTTATGACTCAAGAAAAACTAGATGAACTCTTTGGAAAAAATAGATTTCTTTTAAGTGATTGGGAGAAACTGGATCCTAGCTTGCAAGAAGTTTGGCTGAATAAAGCGCAAATAGCGAAAATAGAACAAGACATGAGCACAAGTTCTTCAATAGACATGACTGCTTTAAATAACCTACTTCAAGAAAGAAGAGACCTATCGAAAGACATAGGCGAAGCAGCTAGATCTGGATATGCTTCTATTGGATCCACAGGTGGACATTTTCTAGGTGCTAGATCGGCAGGAAGACAAGCCGAACTAAGTGCAAGAGATGCAGCTCTAGCTGATGAAATAGGTCTACAAAAAGCCTTACTAACTGCACAAGCGGGAGGTAAAGGTGTGGGAGGCTTAGATTTTGATCTTTCCGCTGCGGAGTCCGAAGCGATTACTTTAAGAGACATAAATAGAATAAGAGAAGAAAACGAACGTTTAGGAAAACAATGGGATGCAGCGATTAAAGCTAAAGACGGAAAGTTTGCTGAAGCTTTTATGATATTTTATGGACAAACAGGAGGTAAAATTCCCATAGAGTATCAAGGTCAAATACGTGCTATACCTGATACAGGTATGAAAGGAGATTTAGGAGCCTACTACCAAAGTTTATTAAAAAAAGATCCTCCTTTGGGAAAATCAGAACTAAAAAAAGCATTAGAAAAATGGAACACTTTTACGATAGTTTCAGAGTAGGTCATGCCTTTAGAACCACTTACAGAAGAGGATAAACAAAAACTTAGTCTTACACCAACGACTGAAGAACTTACTACAGTTCCCACTGAAGAAACCGAAACTTCTTTAACACCTCTTACAGAAGAAGAGAAACAAAAACTTGGTCTTTTACCAACTACTGGGGGAACACCTACAGTTCCTACTGAAGAGACCGAAACTTCTTTGTGGGGTCCACCGCCTTCAAAAGATTTTACTGGATTACTTCCTTTACCTGTAAGAGCAGCTTTATTTAGTGATAGATTTTTTGACAGTCTGTACGGATCTACACAAGCAACTATTGGTGATTTTCAAGAGACTAGAGCCCGTGCACAAGAAGAGAGAGGACATGACGATTACGCTAAAGAACTTAGAGAAAGAGCTGACTTAAATGAACAACAAGCCAATGAGGCAGCTTATCAGGCGAAATACGGACAAGAAGGATGGGAACAATTTAAAAATCTTAATGATCCAGAATGGTGGGCAGCAACCATCGGTGAAGTTATACCGGGCTCAGCTCCATTTTTAGCGGGGGCAGGTGCTGCGGGAGGAGCCACATTTATGGCTACAGGTAACCCCATAGCTAGTATAACGGCAGCAGCTATTGGCGGAGGTGCTGTGGTTTTTGCACAAAGTTATGGTGATGCTTACTACGAGTACCTAGAAAAATACCCGGATGATGAAGAAGGAGCAGACAGATACGCCTTAAAAAAATCAGGTATAAGTGCGATCATAAACGCAGCAAGTGTACCTGCTGGTGTGCTTGGTATCGGTAAATCTGTAATTAAACACTATATAACACAGGCTATATTACAAGGTGGCATAGGTGGAGTGGACACAGTTACACAGAACCTTATGGTCAAAAATAATATAGACCCTAATTTAGATATTACAACTGGACTAGCTACCAGTATCGTGGGAGAAGCAATTGGAGAAGGGACGATATTTGCAACAACTGGGAGACTTGCTGCTCCTACGTTTAATGATTTTCAAAAACAGTTCACAGAAGAAGAACGTAGTGCAAATGATGAAAAAGCAGAAACTTTAACAACTGCTGAGTTAACAACTCTAGTTGAAAAATGGGCGGAGGACAAAGGACTACCTTACGCAAAAAACATAGAAGATTTAGACGCTAACGAACTTAGAGAAATTATGGAGGCAAATAATGATTTAGAGTTTGGTCCAGTGATACCGGGGGAAAATAGAGAATCTTTACTAGAAAAAATTGTAGGGGCAGTTCGTGCGAAAAACCAAGACGTAGTAATTAGAGACTATATGATGGACACGGTTCTTTCTGGTTTTAACCCTGAAAGAATCTACAACGAACAAAAAGCTATTCTTGATGCAATGACGAATGAAGAGTTAAACGCTCACATTCTAAAAGAGTTTGGTACACCAGAAGCCTATGAAAGATGGGCAGCGAGGCAAGGGGAGTATAGTTTCGACGCAAATGATGTTTCAGAAAATAGAGAAGAAGAACGTGTTGCAATAGCAAACGCAGGTGCAAATCTTTTATTTAGAGAGCATCACGGAGCTGCATGGAAGTTAGGTAAAAATGAGTTTAGAGATTATGTAAAAGATATAGAGGAAAATTACACTTTAGAAGAATTAAGAGTAGCTGTTAAAGAAGGAGTTCCTTACACAAGTCCAGAAAAAATAGACCGTATGTCTCAATCTGAACTTGCCTTTGCTTTAGCGGAACAACAAACTATTGTTGACTTACAAAGACAAATAAGAGATAACTCCAACAGAAGTAGGACTATAGATCTTACGCAAGTATCTTTTGATGAAGACGGCAAACCAGTTCCTTTTGTTATGACTCCTCAATATGAAGAAGTTTTACGCCCAGAAGGGGAAGCATTAAGAGCAGAAGTAGTGGTAGAACTTCCACACGGAAATACTACACAAACAATAGGATTTGAAAGACAAGGTATAGAAGAAGGCATGAGTTTAGCTGAACAAACGGCTAAACGTAATAGTGAACTTTCTGTGTTTAAAGTAGATGGTGTTGAAGTTTCCTTAG